AAAGCACATACGGACTTTGGAGAGTTTGATGATAATGCAGTTTGGATTCCTAAAAAATATACAGGAAGCTATGGCACTAACGGAGTTTATTTAGAGTTTAAACAAACAGGAACAAGTGCAAACTCTAGTGGTATAGGTGCAGATACATCTGGTAATGATAATCATTTTACACCAAATAATCTTGCAGCTACTGATGTGACTACAGATACTTGTACTAATAACTTTGCTACATTAAATCCTCTAACACAATCTGAACCGGGAAATAGTCCTACTTTTGCAGAAGGTAATTTAAAAATTACAATGGCAAACTTTGATACTGAAAGTGTTATGGCTACAATGGGGGTTACACAAGGTAAATGGTACTGGGAAGTAAAAGGAGGATGGACAACAGGTAACTGGGGTTTTGGAATAGAAAAAGCATCATCATCTAATATCGGTTTTAATGTTGGTTATACATCTACGAGTTATTCCTTTTCTCAAGGTGGATATAAACAAAATAATAGTAGTGCTTCACAAATAGATAGTGGATTAGGTAACACAGATATTATTGGTTATGCTCTTGATTTAGATAATGGTTATTTTAATTTTTCGCAAAACGGGGTCTGGTATAATGGTAGTGCTTCAGAATCAACTACATTTGATACAAGTAATCACGATTTTACATCTTTAGATTTTGGTAGTGAGTTTGTAATGCCTACTATTTCTGGTTTTGCAGATACCTCAATTACCACAGAAATAAATTTTGGCAACCCTACATTTGCAATATCAAGTGGTAACGCAGATGCTAACGGATATGGAAGCTTTGAATATGCACCACCATCAGGATATTATGCACTATGTACTAAAAATTTAGCGGAGTTTGGATAAGGAAATAATATGGCATATACAACAATAGACGACCCTTCAGCATATTTTCATACACAGTTGTACACAGGTAATAGAAGTAGTACACAAACAATAACTAATGATGCTAATGCAGGTGATTTTAAACCTGATTGGGTGTGGATTAAACAAAGAAATGATACAGTAGCACATTCACATAATTTAATAGATAGTTCAAGAGGTGTTACAAAACATATCTATTCTAATACAACTGATTCGGAACAAACTATTACAGCAGGTTTGACATCTTTTAACACAGATGGTTTTTCTATTGGTAATAATGCAGCATTAAACCAAGCTGATAGAGATGTTAATTATGTAGCATGGCAGTGGAAAGCTAATGGTGGAACAGCTACAGCAACTATAAGTGAGAGTGGTAGTAATCCTGCTGCCACAGTTCAAGCAAATCCAACAGCAGGATTTAGTATTATAACCTATACAGGAACAGGTTCAGAAGGAACTATAGCACATGGTTTAGGTGCTACACCTAATTATGTCATTGTTAAAAACAGAGACGCAGGTGAAGGTTGGATAATTGATTCTTCTATTATTTCAGGAAATTCAAATGGTACTTTTCACTTTAATACTGACGCTGAATATACAGGTGGAAGTAACCAATTTGGTACACATAGTTCAACAAACATTACCATAAAAACTGCAGGAAATATTAATACAGATGGACAAAAATATGTAGCTTATGTTTTTGCTCAAAAACAAGGTTATTCTAAAGTCGGTAAATATACAGGTAATGGAACAGGAAGTTTTGGACCCTTTGCAGATGGACCTTTTGTTTATACAGGATTTAAACCTGCTTGGGTGATGATTAAAAGAATAAATGGTGCAAATGGTTGGACTATTTTTGATAACAAAAGAGACCCTCATAATATTGTGGGTAATCAATTAAGTGCTAACTCAAGTAGTGCTGAAGAAGCTGATGCTTCACATCACGCAGAAAGAGATTATTTATCTAATGGTTTTAAATTAAAAGGAAATGGTAATGATATTAATGCCAATGGTGGCATATACAGCTACATAGCGTTTGCAGAACATCCATTTGTCAGTAGTAAAGGAGTGCCAGTAACGGCAAGGTAGAATGTTAGGACACGGAGCATTAGCAGAGTTTGCAATAGGATCTGTCAGAGGAGGCGGTGTACAAAACGTAGGATCACCGTTTGTTAGTGGATTATCATTTTCTGTTGGATTAGGAGATGAAAGCGTAATTACGTCAGTTGCAATTTCTCAAACAGGCACCGATTTAGCCTCTACCTTTTCTTTAGGCACGGAAACTGTAACTGCTTCAGCTAATGTTAGCACTAGCACTGCTGGACAAATTACTATAGGATTAGGAGATGAAACTGCCTTTGGTGAAAAGTTTCAAAATATTATTAATTTTAGTGTGGGTGATCCGTCATTCTTTATTTGGAATGAAGTAGATGATTCTCAGACAATTACCTGGGTGGATGTGGAACCAGGTTCAACAGATTAGGAGTAAAACATGGCATCATCATATTCAAGTTCCCTTAATCTAGAGTTACAAGCCACAGGTGAAAACTCTGGAACCTGGGGTAATATTACAAATAACAATTTACAAAAAGTAGAGTCAGCAGTCAAAGGATACGTCTCTGTTGCAGTAGCGAGCACTACCGATAGTTTAGCAACCACAGATGGATCAACTACTGACGAACAAAGTAATGCTATAATAAAATTAACAGGTACTTTGACAGGTAACACAACTATGAGTTGTGAGGCTGTAGAGACTTGGTATATAGTTGATGATGCAACAACTCGTGGTGGCAATAGTTTAACCTTTAAACCTGCTGGTGGCACAGGAACAGAATTAGTTCAGGGTGCTAAACATATTTTATACTCTGACGGATCTACTATGTTTGATGTCTTGAACGATGCAGGAAATATTAAGGCCAATGGAACACTGACTGTAACAGGTAACACATCATTAGATGGAGGTACTTTTGTATTTAACGAGTCAAGTGCCGACGTAGATTTTCGTATTGAAGGTAATGGAGATGCCAACTTATTTTTTACTGATGCAGGTAATGATCGTGTAGGTATTAAAACAAACTCACCTTCTACAGAATTACATGTCGTTGGAGGTATGAAAGTTACCAGCACTGTTGATTTAGATGGAGGTAATTTTACCTTTAACGAATCAGGAGCTTCAGTAGATTTTAGAGCAGAAACAAATACTTTAACACACGCTTTCTTTATAGATGGGTCTGCTGATAAAATCGGATTCGGTACAAGTTCACCAACAAGTGCACTAGTAACAGTTAGTCAAGCAAATTCTTCTGGTGCTATAGCTTGTTTAACATTGGATCAAGATGATACAGATCAAGAGTTTATTAGATTTGATGGCACAAGTGCTTCAGATCAAACTAAAAGTATTACAACAGATACAAGTGTAGGATCTTTGACAGGTCATATTCGTGTCAATATAAATGGCACTGATTACTGGATACCGTTCTACGCAACTAACTAGGAGCTTAAATGCCGTTAACAAAACTGCAAATAGCACCAGGTATAGATAAACAAAATACCGAATATGGTGCAGAAGGACGTTGGGTAGATTGTGATAACGTTCGTTTTAGATATGGGCTACCTGAAAAAATTGGGGGTTGGGAAAAAGTAACTAGTGATGCACTTGTGGGTGCAACAAGAGCTATTTTAACTTACTCTGGTATTGATGGTGTTAAATATGCTATCTATGGCACCAATAAAAAACTCTACGCTTATTCAGAAAATAATTACGCAGACATCACTCCTATTCGTACAACTGCTACTGGTAACATTACGCAGTTTGCCACAACAAATGGATCTACAACAGTAACAATAACTGACTCTAGTCACGGTGCTTTAATAGGTGATTTTGTAAGCATAGCAAGTGTTAGTGGTGCAGTAGGCGGTATTAGTGCAGCTAATCTACAAGGTGAGTTTGAAATACTTACTGTTCCTGACTCAAATACATATACTATTGAAGCGAAAGCCGCAGCTAGTTCTGATGCTACAGGGTCCACGGCCAACGGAACATATCAAATCAATACAGGATCTGCTGTATCTTTGTTTGGTTACGGCTGGGGTGCAGGTACATGGGGAGCATCTACCTGGAACTCAACAAGATCAGGTCTAACAGGTGGACAAGGCGTGCTTTTGGAATCTTCTAAATGGGCACTTGATAATTGGGGTGAAGATGTTTTAGCATTGCAATTTAACGGTGGTTTATTCTATTGGGATACATCTGGAGGATTATCTTCTAATAGAGCTTCTACAACAAATGTTTCAAATGCACCTACAAAAACTAGATTTATGTTAGTTTCAGGTGACGACAGACATGTCATTTGTTTTGGTACAGAGACAACTATAGGAACCTCCTCTACTCAAGATAACATGTTTTTAAGGTGGTCTGGACAAGAAGCTGAGAATGTTTGGACACCTACAGCAACCAACACAGCAGGTTCAAAAAGACTTGTTGATGGTAATTTTATTCAGACTGCTGTTAGATCTAGAGGTGCTGTGTTAATATGGACAGATACTGCTTTATATCAAATGCAGTTTATAGGACCCCCTTTTACATTTGGTTTTAATCAATTAGGTTCTGCTTGTGGATGTATTGGTTTACATGCTGCAGTAGATGTAGGTGGTATATCTTTTTGGATGGGTACTGACTCCTTCTTCTTATTTGATGGTGCGGTACAAAAAATACCATGTACAGTGCAGGATTATGTTTTTGATGATTTAAATCAGAATGCAAAGCAAGATATATTCTGTGCAGCTAACACAGATTACAATGAAGTAATGTGGTTTTATCCTTCTCTTAACTCTAGTCAAATTGACAGAGTGGTAGTATTTAATTATGCAGAAAATCTTTGGTACATAGGAACTTTGGCCAGAAGTGCTTGGGCTGATAGAGGAACATATGATAATCCTTATGCTGCTGAGTTTGAGGCTTCTGATACAACTGCAACTATATCTACAATTACAGGATTAAAAGCAGGTAGAACTTTTGTTTATTTACATGAAAGTGGAGCAAACGATGACGGTAGTGCTATGAATGCACATATAGAATCAGGTGATGTAGACATCGCAGATGGTGATCAATTTATGTCTATCAGTAGAATTATACCAGATTTTAAATCACAAGCAGGAACAGTAGATGTAACAATTAAATCTAGACCTTATCCTAATGGAACACAAAAATCTCATGGAGCATTTAACATGAGCACCACTACAAAGAAACAAGATACTCGTATTAGAGGCAGACAAGTTGCAGTAAGAGTTGAAAGTGATGCTGTAGATGATGATTGGAGATACGGAACTTTAAGATTAGATATTAAACCAGATGGAATGAGAGGATCGTAATGTCTAAAATACAAATACCAAGATTACCACAAGCATCTAAAGAATATAGTCAACAACAACAAAACACCTTAATACAAACATTAGAACAATTAATATTTTTGCTTAACAATACTTATACACCAGAGGTATTAAGAGAAGAAGATGAAAGGGTAAGCTGGTTTTTATCATAGATGCCTAACGTATATACAAATTACAAAGTAGATCTTACAACCACAGATGCTACTGCAATTTACACTGTGCCAACAGCTACAACAGCTTTAATAAAATCCATACGAGTTTCTAACGATGATGCCTCCAATGCCTGTACTTTAACACTTACATTAACAGATAGTGCTACTGCTGTTTTTTCACTAGAAAAAGATAAATCTATAGCAGCTAAAACATCTACTGAATTACTGTCTGAGTTATTAGTAGCAAAAGAGTCGGAAATTATTAAAGCAACAGCACAAAACGCTAATGATTTACACATAATTATAAGTGTTTTAGAGATAACATAAATATTGCAAGGAGAGTAAAAAATGGGTATAAATGAAGATACTACCGTGGTTGCTGGGAAAACAATCCCTAAGATAGATGTGGAAACACAGACAACTATCAAACACGCCAAAACAGGAGAAGTCTACGCCTCAGAAGAAGAAGCAATCAAAGACGTTCAAAATCCTGCCACCGACACAACTGAAGAAGACATACAAAAAGATGTCGCAATTAAAGTAAACAAAATACCGGATATATTCGGGGGAACAAATTAAACATGAATTATAGCATGCAACAATTAGAACCTAGAGGGTTGGAATCATTTCAACACGAGGTTTCTAAAATTGCAGATTTAGGTAGATACGAGGACGCATATATCGCACACGTTGCCGAAGGTGAAACTGTTGTGCCTATGGAAGTTCTTGATTCTAATCCTAGACTAAAAGCAATGTTGTTCAATCAAATGCTAGACATGGGTATTAACCCTGAAAGATATATTGTTGGTAATAATTTTAACTCAATCAATCCTGTTACAGGACAACCAGAGTTTTTCTTAAAAAAGATTTTTAAGGGTGCTAAGAAAGCACTTAAAAGTATTGCACCGTATGCTGGTACAATAGCTGGTATCTTTGGTGCAGGTCCCATGGCATCTGCACTGATAGGTGCTGGTGTACCTTTACTAACTGGAGGAGATGCTGGAGATGTAATTTCTGGTGGTATTGGAGGATATGGTGCAGGCACAGCTTTTGGTAAAGGTGATAATTACGCACTTAGTGATATATTTAGTGGAAAAGAAGGAGCATTAAGTGATGCTTTTGGTAAAGTGCAAAGTAATTTAGGTTTTGGACAAGAGGCAGCTGGAGCTACTATATCAGCAGATCAATCTTTGGCCACTGGTATTCCAGTAGATACTCCTATAAGTCAAATAGATCCAAGTGTTGCAAAACAGTTAGGTTACACATATAGAGCAGGTGAATTAGTTAATCCTGCTGCAAAAGCTGGATTAGGAGCTTATGCAAATACCGCAGCATTATTAACACCTCCTTTAATGGCAAGTATGGCCGAAGATGATTCTAGTATCATGGATGATGAGAGTTTTACAAGTCTATATCCAAGAGATCCATACTATGGTCAGTTTGGTAATCGTATGCCACCAAACTATCAAATGTCTTACGCAGCTGATGGTGGTATAATGGACTTAGAGTATATGGATAAATATGCTATGGGTGGAGAGTTTCCAAGAAGGCAAGGTCAAATCTCAGGACCTGGCGGACCTAAAGATGATTTAGTTCCTGCAATGCTGAGCGATGG